CCACCACTTTAGCACCCAACTTTCATTGAGTACCAACAATGGCTTCCTTACATACTACTACCACTAAGACTGAGTCTCAGACCGTAGTCCAGGAGAAAGGATTAGGGCCTGGTGAAGCAAGACGCAACGCCAGGCCTGACCCCCGGTCCAATCGCTCGTTTAAACGAGCTTTCAGACACAACGGGGTAAAGAACGGGGTCGATGAGGCCGCCCGCGTGGCGGCCGTCTATCGTAGATTGTGGGCCAGGCTATACCCAGCAGTCGGACATTCTGGCGGTATTGACACTATATTGTCAATGCTAGCCGAAAAGGTAACGTTCAAGACTGCTGCTCGCGGAATATCTTTGATACTTTCCGTCTGCGCAGCTGGTGTTGCAATCTACCATCGGAAATCGCCCGTAATGACCGCACTAGCCGTCACTGCCGCCGCAACCGGTTTAATATCCGAATTCGGCGACATACTGTCGGTTGCGAAGATTGGGACATTCTTTTCCCATTTGTTCAAATCTGGCGATGATGACGGATGGCTCAATATCGTCTCTACCAAGCGTCCTTCTGGAGGCTGGCTGAGTGACGACACTGAGGTAACCGATGACAGCGAACCTAACGACGACGACACCACCGATACCGACAGCGACATAGAGGACGCCGCAGTAGCAGTGGCACTCGAAGAGATACAAAGCGACCCCAGCCCCGTCATTTATGACGATGAGCTGTCGAAAATCGCCCGCGGCGCCCGACGCAAAGAAAGATCGGCTGAAGAAATTCGCAGGACCAAGCGAAAGAACAAAGTAGAGCCTTATACACCTGAAGAGGCTAAAGACGAAATGACAGAAGTTGCAAACACCGAAATCCCAGACGAGATTGTGCACCGCGCAGGCTTCATTGCAAAGATAATGCTCGATCACGCGCACCATCTAGCGCAGAGGGGCCTGATTCCGACGTATGATGATGCACCACCAGCACCAGAGGAAGATTTTCCCAAGATTCGAAATGCCAACCCGATAAAGGTCGGAGCACTGAGGAGCTGGTACATGCACATCGATGGAGCTGCCGAAGCACATTCAGGAGTGACAAAGAAGGAGATCCAGGAGAATTTCGCCAAGATCGTTAACACTGGCATCACCGGACTATCGTTGCTCACTCTGGCAACCCTCAAGTTCGGTGGTTTCAGCATTGATGATGTTACGAAGCTCGTCGCCCAAAAGAACGTACTGACATCTGAGTACAACTCAATCAAGGACCTGGCTTACAGCATTGCACGCGATTGGTTCGGGATAGAATTATCACCAGCATATGGATTCATGGAAGCGATGAAGGAGTTTACTGTTGAGGGCAACGAAATTCTCGCTTTGTCAATGCAACACTACTACGATCCTGCCAATCTTGCAAAGGTCACCAAGTGGATAGCCGGAGTGGATGCATTCGTCCAATCGGCCAGAACTATCAAGGATGTGAACCAGAGTCCGGTATATACGTTGCTGCTTGGCACCTATACAAAGATCAAGGACTCGTTGGATTTAGCAAGACGAAATATGGCGATGCAAGGGCATAGGCAGGAGCCGGTAGTTCTGCACCTAGCAGGGGACCCCGGAGTGGGAAAGACATGGATGTCAACCTACATCCGCGAGTATATTTCTCAGGAGCTCAATATATCATCAGCCCCATACAACGTTAATCTGAACGCGACTGGAGGGTTCTTCCCCCCATACTGCGGTGAAAAATGGTGTGTGGTGGACGAGTACCTGGGTGCGGTCGATGATGGAATGGTAACGCATTTGAATGGAATATGCTCAACAGCCCCCTACAAGATAGAGGGGGCCAGCTTGCCCGAAAAGAACCAATGGGTAAACTTCGACTTTGTCATCCTGATGTCAAATGTGTTCCGAATAAACCTACCGATGTTGACACCGCCTGCCGAGAAGGCACACTACTCTCGATTGAAGACCATTTCGGTCCGATTCCCCGGGCAAGATGCCGATGACCCGCGTGGGATTGCCGGACGCAGACCTGATTGTTCACACCTGAGGTTGGATCATGTTGAGTACAACGAGATTGGCGGCGTGTACGAGTTGCGAGCCGCGACCCCATTGTCCTTGGCAGAAGTCGTTACCGATTTGATGGACAAATACCGAGAGAACAAGACAGCGTACGATCGCCGCAGGAATGTGGTGCCTGGTAAGTTGCCGGCACCCACCAATCGAGTGGTCGCAGCTGAGGACATGATGGCCGTTGCTCACGCTGTCAATACCATGCCGTTCACGGTTCATTTTGCCGGAGATCCAGGGGCCGGGAAGACATATGCGTCGGGACGATGCCTTACGGGCGTCTTTTCTGACCTGTACAATTTGCCGGTAGTCCGCGTGACTGAGGATGACTTCCATTCGACTACTAGGAAGTCCGGACCAGCGATCTACTACCTCGATGACGTGATCTCAGATGATAACATCAAGTACTACATGGCTTGGTTTGACAGACTCGATTCGCGCTCCATTGTGTGGATATCATCAAACATCGTGGTTGATAAGCGCAGGACGCTCTCTTGGAAACAGATGCCATTTGTTACTTTTGGAGTCCCATATCCGACTAGTAAGTTCGTTGTCCAGATCAAGACAGGAACCCATCAGGGATTCCTTCGCCGGATCGGATTGAGCGGACCAGTTGGTTCATTGGATTGCGAGGCATCGGACATACCAGAGACGGATTCCCATGGCATTTTCTTTAAATTCGAGCGCCGTGGAATCGTCCGGAGAATAACAATGTTCCGCGACGGCGACGAGTACCCCATCAAGGACGAGGCAACATTGCACGAGATGATAGCAATTGCCAGGGCGAACCACATGGCAGACAGCAATGAGTTGTGCGTTGTTCATGACCAGCCACTCAGCGGAAAGAAAATGGACGTGGTCCTACATGCCCCATCACTGCCAGAACTGAAGGAGATCGTTTCCAGTTCTACGAAATTAGCCGGGAAATTCATCAGCAACGACCCCAATTACAGTGTCTCTGGAGCCGCTTTTGCGGCTTCATCTTATGCGACAGATGCAGAAGCTTGGGTGTACACTGGCAGTTTGGATGGACCTGTTGACTTCGCCGAGTGCGCTAAATTTTACGCAAACTCAATGCGATCAGCCGGACTGAGAATCAACGTGTCAGTTGCTGCTGGGGGGTCCCTGGCTGAGTATTGTGACGGGACTCTCAATCTGATTGGTGCTGCGAATGACACCGCGGTCACAACCGTGTCCACTTACCAACTTGGACCAAGCGAGATGATGGAAGTGCGCTTCAGTGACGACTATCTGATTGGATTCGATACCCAGCGTTGGCTTGCGTTAGTCGACGGCAATACTATCGATGAAGTGAAGTGGCATCCACCGGCCCGCATTGCGATGGCAATCCAGCATCTGAAGCACTTATCCCGGACCGCGAAAGACCCGCTACTTGAAGCGAAGAAGAGCAACATTGACCGGCAAATGACACTGGCAGCGAAACAACACCAAGACTCCATGGGGGGCTTTTTGTTCGATACAATCATGAACCATCCCCTCCTTACCCTTTTGGCAACCGTGCTGACCATCGGTGTGGTGATTAAATTGATCGCATCCCTATTCTCGGGATCGGAAGATGATCGCTATGTTGACGTCGTTACCAAGCTAGAGGAGAAATTGGAAAAAGAGGAGCAGCTGACCAAGAATGACAAAAAACAGGCGCGCGTGTGCCTAAGGACCCTGATGGATGAGGACCCCAAATTTATCCGGAAAATGCCTACGGACTTCCCTAAGTTGTTTGAGACCGTCTACGGGGGCGACGGCCATGCCGAAGTTCACGGACACGCTCGGAAAGCTGCGGGATCTAAGACGATGCGACCCGAGGATTACGATGGTGACTTGGAAGGATTGGCACGATGGAGCCGGAAAAACGCGAAGAACGATGCTGAGGCTCGGGATATTATCACCCATGTCGACAAATTCGAGTCTCTTGGAGGATCTGCAGCGAACTACATCACGCATTGCCGTGCACACAATGAGGTGCCCAAGTATTCCACCTACGACCAGCATCGGGCTAAGGCTCACGCGACGTCAACCGTGGAACATGGGAACAACTTGCCGATTCACGACATTTTGCGGTCAATCAACCAGTCAGCGGTCATCGTCAGCAGGCCGATACGTGGTGGTGGATCAAGTAGGGTTTTCGGCATCGCAGTTGCAGGCAATACCATCTTAACAGTGGCTCATGTGGCCGCTGAGGAGGGGGAGTCTGTTGACATTGAGTGCGACGACGGGGATTATACCACTATCTACTCCGGCGTTGTTCGGAAAATCAGCCGTGAGTACGAGTTGTGCACCATCGAGGTAACTGACACAGCCTGGCTAGCGAGGAAGGACATAACGCGGTTTTTCTTGAACCATAACGATGACAGACCAACGCAGGGAGCTGCATTTAGACCCGGCACATTCGGACGATCCGCCCAATTGATAAATACGCAAGTCTATGCATTGGAAAATTTGGCTTTTGCCACTGAGGTCAATGGAATTAAGGTTGACTATCGCGGGCATTCCTACACTACGTCACTCCAGGCCCTTAGTGGACCACTTGGCTTGGGTGCGGGAGATTGTGGAACACCATTCATCTGTGATGACCCGTTCAGAAACCATAACGTGATAGCTGGAATCTACATCGGCCGAATCATGTTTCAGGCGTATTTCGTTACCATAAATGACGTGATATTGCGGGAAATGATGACTTTTGCCCATGCGACTGCAGCTGAATTGGAAATTGTTGACCAAATTGAGATTATGGATAGGGTTGTAAACGTAGACTTGGAGACCAAAATGCTGTTGTGTGGAACAAACCCCAGATTTGATTTCTCATCAGACCTAATTGGCATTGGGGGTATAATTGGCTACATGGATGGGAATTACGCAGCAGAACGATCAGGAGAGAAACCGTGCCGAATGAGTACCGGGCTGGACCCTAGGATTGCACCTACTGACAAAGTGCCAGTACCGACTTCGATATCACAAGTAGAGGACGTTAGTAATTTGGCCCCAGTCCCGGCTGGCAGTCATGCGAACAAACCAAATCTGCTGTATTCGAACGCTCGCGGCCAATTCCACAAGAAGACCAGTGTTGGAATGGAGCACTATGACCATGTCAGGCCATTCGCGAAGGACAGATTGCCGTCCGAGTGCCTCAACTTCAGGCGCAAGACCTTGCAAGAAGTGTTGAATGGCGGCACAATAGATGACCCGTATCGAACTGTGAGGGGGACTGTTGATATATACACATCTGCCGGGATATTTTATGAGGTGCGGTATGGGATGACGGACAAGCGTCGTTTCTTCCGTGGCTCTGAGATTAACGGGGAGTTTGTGCCTGATCGACCGCTCGTCATTAACACCGCATGCCCAGAGGGGGCTTGCCTCATGCGTCGCCTCAAATATATCACGGAGGCAGCGAAACGAGGAGAGACAATAGCAGCCCTAGCGAAGACGTTCCAAAAACGAGAATTGGTGACGGAGGCCAAAGCGCGGATAGGAAAGGTTAGAACATGCGAGTCGATGGATTTTGCACTCAACCTATGGCTCGCAGGCATGTTGTCGGACTTCTATGAGATGCGGCAACATCATCGGTACAACCAACACATGGTCATTGGGGCCAATTTCCGACAAGAGGGAACATGGATGAAACGTCATCTGCAAGAATACAACCCGGATGAGGTGATAGCAATAGATGTACCAGCATGGGATCGCAACACACACGCAGACATGATATCTTCTGCAATTAAATTGGCATTTGATGTTGCACGCGGATCAACGAATTTCACTGATAAGGAGAGTCTGGACAACGAAATGAAGGCCATGATGGCTTATTACAATCGGCCGTTGTCAGTGTTGGGTGATGCAGTTTACTGGGTTGACGGCCGGATGAGTTCCGGCATGATGTTCACTGCACAATTCAATACTGATGGACATCTGCTAATGCGGATGGCTGGATGCAACAAGCTTTATCAAGAGCAATGCGGCGAAATGATGCCGTGGGACCTGTACTCCTATCTGTGTAGGGAATTCGATTACGGCGATGACAATCTGAACGCCGTAAAGAAGGAGGGATATTGGCTTTTGGGGCCCCTTCAACAGCAGCGGATTTATCAGATGAACGGATATGAACCGACGAATGACAGGAAAGACGGACCGCCATGCGCTGTGCCGTATGAGGACGCATCATTCTGCTCCAGGTACATGTTTGATCATGGAATGTTTACATTCATGGCGCTGAAGAAGCCCACGATATGTAGCTTTCTCCATTGGTGCTCGAACTTGGATCGGGAATTCATAGCATCGAACTGCAGAGTTGCACTTGAGGAGGCGATCCCGTGGGGCCGTGACTTCTTTAATCAGATCAAGGAAGGGGTCATTGCGCTCAACAACAAGTACGGAGCGCTGTGTCACGTGTACCCGTACGAGGTGGGGCTGCTGTATTACAGCGAAGGTGTGAAGAACCAGTTGGTGGGTTCTGTTGAAACTCGGATGATGCAAGCGATTGCTCACTCGAGAGTTGACTTAGGAGCCAAACCGATTGGGGCTATTGAACACCACATTAGCACCCCAATTCGTAGAGAAGACGAGATGTCGTACAACAACGAACTAGCATACCGAACGCGATACATCAGGGAAATTTCCCGCTGTGGAAACGGCTTCAGGACCATGGCTGCGGATCAACGCGGCAAATTCCAAGAAATCGTCAACGTGGCGCGAACCAATTCCTACACTCTGCCGACAGCACCCAAGGTCATGGAAAATATCAACAAGATAGATGAGTTGGCCCGCGAGATTGTTGAGATTGGACAGGGACTTACGCCCCACTCAGTTCCGGCCAAGAAGGTCGAACTGTCGGAGCACGAGATCCAGCTGATTTTACGACTGCGGCGCTTGGACCTTGAGAAAGATGACCCTCTCGTGGCTCTGGGACTACCTGAAGCCCATTCATCGACGACTTTGCCGACCGATTCCACGGCACCGATCTTGGAGGGGGCAAGCGGGATAGAGATCCCATCGGAAGGACCGATGATCTCTCACAGCTTTGTACAACCAACCACCGGGCAACCGGTTGATATGGTGGTCATGGCAGGATCCCAATTGTCCAACCTCGAGATCGCTCAGACAGTCTTCATGGATACTTCAAACACCACCAAGAGCATATCGACTCAGGCAACTAGAGGGGTTATCCTTGAGATTTTCCCACATCTGGATAGCTCAAAATGGAACCAATTCATGAAGGACAACGCACGGCTCAACACCTTAGCCGCAGGAACTGTCTCTTACCAAGTCGAAATGCACGGCCCAGCAACGAACGGGGGCGCCGTCGGGTTCGTGTGGTTGCCGTTCACTCCAACGGGGACTACGCTGGACTTGCGCAATACGGGACAATACCCCAAGCACGTGATGCCTGTGGGTGGGTCCCGCGTTTGTGAGTTCTCCACGGCCGACTCCAAATTGGCACCAAAGATCAGGACCATGGATGAGTTCCTTTCAGGGGTTTATGACAAAAAGACGACTCCGTGTATCGTCATGTACTTGGAAATGGAGATCAACAATGGGTACAACCCAGGAACTGGAATACAGATTCAGGCGAAGTATGTTATCAGATCGCGATTTGGCGCAGACTGGTACATGTCACGCGGAACCCCCGGTGGGGCAGAGTCTGGTGGCCTAGTTGGGAAAACGTTGTCCGACATAGTTGGCGATACTGGACTGCGGATGAAGTCCGGCGGCACATTGGCTTTTCCGACCGCCCAACTGACTCCCAGGCCAGACGCGTTTGCGACGGGAATTCAAATAAGTGGATCAACGTTTTCATCTTCGTCCACCCTTGTGTTACCGGATACCGCGATTTCCAGCCACGCCTATGGTAAGGGAGAGAAGGTCGATTATCATCAAATTTACCTCGTCACCAGAAAGGTCCTCGCCGGGCCCTACGTTCCAGCCCAAACCACGTATGTTGCCACCTACTACACCGCACTCATGGCAGCGCGACTGGCACCCCAAGACGCCGCGGAAGTCACATATATCAACAATGATGGCATCCCGCTCGTGACGTTTCTGGTGGACGTTGAAGGCCAAGGACAAAAGAATGTCACGCTCAAGTGTCACCGAATTGATTGCACCAGCGATGAGGATGGGCGGAAGTATCTCACGACATGGTACGTTGGAGGGTATGACATCTCATGGAATATCACCAGAGCCCCTGATTTGTTCATCACCGGAGAGGCCGTTGGAGCAGTCCTGAATGCGTTCTTGTCATCAGCTACGACATTCATCCGCAACAACGTTCAACTTGGGGCGTCTTTGATTCCACCATATGTCGTTGCTGCACTGGACATCGATGCCTACCCCGCCCAGGGTGGAACATTTATTCCAGCGAATACATCCCAGAGCGCACGAATTGTGTCGTTGCTTGGCGATAGGAAGGTGGCGAAATTCGTGTCTCCAAATTCTGGACTTGTGTTCTTCAGCCTCATATCCTACAACGGCCGAATTTTCACCAATGCGGCGGACTACCAGGTCACAATTGGCCCAATAGACGACTTTGTCGTTGCTAATTTGTCTGATTTCGCGTTCACTTCGACTGTGGATGTCAACTTGATACCGACAGAAAGATATAACACCGTGACCCGATCCAATGAAACGGTTGTCATCAACCCGCCGCTCCGCCATTATCAACGATTGGTCAAGGAATGCGGTTCTCGTCGCCTCATGGTGAGGGCTGATTACGAACGGATATTGAGGGAAGCCGCAATCATGGATGAGATGGACCCCGACGAGGCAGTGCTTAGATACCTAGATGGAGAAGACCGTGACAATCTGTCGGATACGATTCGTGAGATGATTAACCTGTTTGACGAAGATGAGCTGGTTAGGATGTTGGCCAACTTCATTGTGTCAGGAGCAGTTGCACATTCATCAGCAACGGCTGCCGCTGTCACAGCAGGAATGGAGGGTGCATTTGGAGCATTAGGGGGATACTTCAACCAAAAACGACAGCAAAAGTACTGGGCTGAGAGGGCAGCAATATCTCAACAATACCATTTGGAATACATGCAGGCAAAAAATCAGGCGGAGCGATTGGCAGCACAACAGATGTTTCAGGCGAAAAACAGTGCCCAAGTGGCCCAGGCAAACATGAACGTGAACAATAAGGTGATCGGATCGTCTCCGACATCAAAGACAACGGGGACATCAATGGATCAGAATGCTTCTACGCAGACTGGGTACCGGAGAGTCAACCCAAAAATTGGAGGATTGACCGAAGACGTGGTTGATCCACTCCCGCCTGTCTTTTCAAACAGACAAGTGGGGGTGCCAAATCAGGTGAGTTCGTCATTACCGAGCACACCGCGGGGAAGCGTGGTTTCAAATGGACCCCACTTCGCTTACGATGCAGTAGAGGTGCATTCGCAGCCATCAACGATTGATTCTCAATACGGTTATGAGCTGCAAAGAAACACACCCAACTCCAGTCGTACAAACAGCGAACGTGGACTTGAGACCTACAATTCGCCGTACAATTCAGTCGCTAGTCGCTCATCAGCGAGCTCGCGACAATTAATGAGTGACTCAGACAGCACTCATTACTCAACTGCGACACCGCCGAGGTCAAACCCAGTCACTTATAGTCGAAACCCGACTATGGAGATTCGGTCTCTGTCCTCGGCTCCATCGAGTGTTTCATCAGCAGGTAGGAAGGCTTCACCGCCAACCGCCGAAGCTGTGAATCATCAGACGATGGACTCGATCACTGCTACAAAAGTTGCAAACCAGAGGCCCCATCCTGAGGAAGCCGCATCAACGAATGCGTCAACCAGGGAGCGGGCAGCTGCCAATGCAGCCAATGTGCAGCGATGGAATCAGGTTGATTCAGAGGTTGTTGATTACAACAACCCTGAGTACGAGGCCCTGCTTGTAAAGTAGGTCTCGTTGAACGTTAGACTACCAGCCTTTCGGTGTAGGGAATCTACGTCACGATTTGATCAAACAATATGCTTAACCATTTATAGTTACTGAAGAAAACTTTTTATTCATTATCAATTTGGGTACAATTACTTATACTTTAGTGTGGGATTAGTAATCGATGGCACCCGTTATTATAGGGGCCTGGCATTTATACACTTATGAGATGCGTGAGGGGGCTTAACCCCCTTGCCATCTTTTTACTTTTTACTTTATTATTATTTTAGAAATAATTTCATTACTCTATTAGCAAAACTAGTATGAAT